AGCGCATTATCAAGTTGCTAGAGCCGCTCGGTTGCAAGGCTAATGGCATTGAACATGATTGCCAAAATGGTCTTGGCTACACAACCGCAAAAGACCTAATCGAACTTATCAAGGGAGAAACAAATGGAAATTAAAGTATGGACCAAAAGCAATTGCGTACAGTGCAACCAGACTAAAAAGCAATTTGACAAGTTGGGAATAAAATACACTGAACACAATCTTGAAGAAGATATGGATCAACTTGAAGTCTTCAAGGAGCAGGGTCTAATGTCTGCACCCATCATTGAGAGTGAGATTGGTACTTGGTCTGGTTTCCGTCTTGATAAGATTGGTGACTTGTCTGTAGCAATCAAGGCTAGAGAAGGCCGGTAATGGCATTGTTTGGCTGGTGTCTAACAGATAGGCACGAGCAGTGCATCATCAATGCCACTGCTGCAATCTGTAGTTGTGAGTGTCATTTTAAGAAGGAGGAGTAATGAAAACATATTTCACAATTGAGGACTATTTAGAGTTTCTATCTAGTTCACTAAAGAGTGCACTTCAACGTGACTTTGGTGAGCAGGCTCATATCGTTGATTTGTTATCACACACTTCATCACAAGTAGAAGCAATCTTTTACTGGATGGCAGACTACCCAAAGGATAATAAGTAATGGCTGTTGGCGATAAGACAATCGACAAGTATGAACCGCTACACTTTGGTATTCCAAAGAAAGCAATCAACGCTTGGAACGCTTTGTGCGAAGGGCAAGATACTTATATGTCTTGGCCCTGCAAGAACAACCCATACTTCTATGTTGACTATGATGGTCGTGGGCTTGAAGATGACCGTGAAGAGTATTGGTTGAGGAAGGGGCTAAGTGCAGATGACTGCGAAGCGCTTTGTGCAGACTGTCCGCTATTGAAACTTTGCTATGATTTTGCTGTTGCCAGCGACCAAGAGCACGGTGTCTGGGGTGGCATAGACTTTGGCGCAGAGTTAGAAGTAAAAGAAAACAAGTTATTCTAAAGGAGAAAAATGCTACACGATTCACAAGTACACGACTTGACGGTTCGCCTGTTCAAGATCGAGACTGAAAGAGATAAGCAACGCAAAGTCGGCGCAAGCCAGATTAGTGACCCTTGTAATTACCACTTGGCTAAGGCTTTGCTTGGTATTGAGAGTGCGCCTAGCAAGTATTGGTTGGGTGGAAAGATTGGTACAGCGACTCACTCGTTTATTGAGGATGCTATTGAGAAGGCTGACATCGCTGACTTTCCAGAGCTTGAGGATTGTGTGGTCGAGAAGAAGATTCACCTTGGTGAGTTGCCGGGCTATGGCACAATCAACAGTAAGCCTGACTTGATGCTTGTCAAGCACGACCACCTGATTGACTGGAAGACTTCTTCTCGTGACAAGATGAAGAAGATGCGCCGTGTTCTTGATGCTATTGAGAATGGCGAAACGGTCAAAGACTCGGGTAGTTATTCTACGCTGATGAAATACATTGCTCAGGTGCAGTTGTATGCTCGTGGCATGGAGGATGCTGGCACTGCCGTTGACGGTTGTTCGCTGGTGTTTATCAACCGTGACGGGACAACCGAGGCTGATATCTGGACTCATACCTTTGAGTATTCTCGTGAGTTCGCTGATGCAGTATGGACTAGACTAGAGAATCTATGGGCGCAGATTCAGTCTGGGCTTGACATCGAAACTATTGAGAAAGATGCGGACTGTTTCAAATGCGCAATGGGTATATAAACGCTAAGGCCCTGCTCTGGTTGATTGTTGCCTTATCCTCTGGTATTAAAGCCCTTGTGGCTGGCATCTTGTTTACCGCAGTGCCCGAGATCGATACACCGGCTACACGAACGACCATCTGGGTCTTTGGTATGTTGATTGTTTTTAACATCATCTATCGAATTACCCTGATGTTCAAGTTTCAAAGAAAATATAAAGATAACCTATAGTTCGGGAATAACCGAATATGTTATGCTGTTTAAGCATATTACACAATACAGGAAAGGATGGAAATGAGCGACGCTAATTTCCCAGAACTAGCATTTGCTAAGTTCATCAAAAAAGCTGAGGCACTTAACGCCCCAAAGTCAATCCTGCTCTACGGTGACCCGAAGAACGGTAAGACTTGGTTGGCTGCATCAGCCAGCGAAGTGGCCGCTCTATCACCAGTTCTACTAATTGACGTAGAAGGTGGAGCAGCAGCTATTGCTCGTGACTGGAAGGATGTTGATGTTATCAATGTTGACAACCACGCCAATCTCGAAGCAGTGCTTGAAGGTTTGATTACAACAAAGCACAAGTACAAGACGGTAATCATTGACACCCTTGGTGTGGCAATGGACCGTGCAGAAAAAGCCTTTGGCGAAAAGCCGGAGAACAAGAACAATAAGTTTGGCAAGTGGGGTGACTTGAAGGAGTGGACGAACAAAACTATTCGTGCACTTCACTCAGCACCATTCCTAACTATTCTTATTGCTCACGCACAAGACGAGAAGGACGAGCAGACTGGCGCAGTAAAGATTATGCCAATGCTTCCTGGCTCGGCTAAAAACACTCTGCCAGCAATCCCAGACATTATTGGGTATTTGACTGGTGAGAAAACGGAGGAGGGTGTGAAGCGTGTGCTACACTTGCAATCCTCAGATCGCTTGGTTTCGGGTAACCGATTCGGCTTGCCGGGTAAGTTGTACGAACCAAGCATGAAGAAAATCATCGATGCAATTAACAACCTAGGAGAAAAGAAGTAATGAGTACTATCATTGAGATTCCAGACAATCTGCCTCAGCAGAAGAGCAACGACCTTGGCCCAGTGCCAAAGGGCAACTATGCGGTAACCGTGTACGACGTGAAGGCCGAGACTGTAAAGTCTGGTGCTAACGCTGGTAAGCCACGTTGGAACGTGCAGTTGCGTATTTCCGAAGGGCAGTACGAGAACCGTCGTCTGTTCGTTTACATTCCACTCTATGTGGCCGGTGACTTCTGGAAGACTCAGTCTTTCTTTGAGTCTCTTGGTTACTCGGTTAAGGGTTCATTTGCTATTCCAGAACCTTCAGAGATTCTTGGTAAAGCAACCGAGGCTCGTGTAACCATCCGTGAAGCAGAGGGACAGTATTCTGCGGAGAACAACGTTTCTGGTTTCAACACCAAGGGCGCTTCTTCGGCTGTCGATAACCTCTCAGCAGTTGGTGCAACCCCAGTATCTGATGCTTGGGTTAACTAACTAGTGGGCAGACCTGAACCATGTCTTTAAACTGGTTCACTAGCCTCCACTGGTGGAGCATCAAGTTACCTCCTTTCCTTGATGCAGACAAGTTCGATTCTTGTCCGAGGCACTGGCCAGCAGATTGCCGTTATCTTGCTGGGATTTCCCCGGCCATTCCTTGGTGATGGTTCAAAACGGCGCTAGGGACTGGAGTAGTTTCGACTACGCATTAAAGCCGTATACGGACGTGCGTAGGACCTGGGTGCAACTCCCAGCAGTTCCACGTGGCCTAGAGTTCGTCTTAATTGAGGGGCTCTATGGAGATAACAAATAGGCTTATAATCTATTTGCTCCTGACTGGTACAGGCAGTCGGTTTTCATAACCTGTACTATGCCCTCTAGCTCAATGGCAGAGCAAGATGCTGTTAACATCGAGGTTTCAGGTTCGAGTCCTGAGGGGGCAGCATGTAATATTAAAAGGAGAATGAAGGATGGGCCAATGGAGATAGTAGATTTCCTCGAAACGATTTACGGCAACGGTGCCGGTTACGCCACAATCGTAACCAAGGATGCTCACGGCAACCCAACAGTGCAGAAGTTTTTCTCATACCCTGACGACATTGATGAGATGGTTGGCTACGCAAAGACGCAGTCTGCTAGTGACGTTTACTTCTCACCAATCGTGTACTACGAACAGCGTCGCATTCGTGAGAACACAAAGTCTGTTGCTGTAGTTTACGCTGACGCTGACACTTGTGCGCCGGAGAACTTTCGTCTACAGCCTTCGATTATCGTAAAGACATCTGAGGGTAGATGGCACACTTACTGGGTCCTTGATAATTCATACGACCCACACCGCATCGCCATGGCCTCTAAGCGCATTGCTTATGGGCACAAGGATCAAGGGTGCGACTTGTCTGGTTGGAACCCAACCAAACTACTTAGAATCCCCAACACGGCCAATAGCAAGTATGCTGAAAAGCAGACGGTTGAAGCGTATTCGACCGGCGTAGTATATACCCTCGACGAAATCGAGAAGGTCTACGCCGATGTCGAGGTTGAGTCCGTGTTGGAGGTTTCTAATGTACCAATGCCAGAGAAAACCCCAGAGGTTATGGCGGTATTGGCTAAGATTCCTGCGAACACTGACATTATGTCGCTGTATCTTGAACAGCCTGGACCAAGTTCGGACATGTCCAAGATGCTTTGGAAACTTGAGATGGAATTGTTTCGTGCAGGTCTTACTGCTGAAGAAGTCTTTGTTATTGCGAAACACGCTAAGTGCAACAAGTACCACTCACCTACACGCACTAAGCGTTTAGATGCAGATGGTGACCTATGGCGTGAAGTTATCCGTGCGCAGTCTCAGTTCATCCAGCCAGAGGCGCAAATTGAACCGCTTGCTGCAGAACTATCGGCAGACTTTGAACGCACTGTTGACTTCCTAGAGCCGGCAGAGCGTGACTTTGTTGCCCGCTACCCAACCTTTATTGACAAGTATGTTGCGTGGGCCGGTAAGAAAACCGACGGTGCAGTGCAGTACCAGATTGCATCTGCGTTTACTGTTCTATCTGCTGCTTTTTCTGATACCGGATATGGCACACCAAAGTATGGCAAACTAGGTCTAAATCTTTGGTTCATGCTGCTTGGTGAAACAACTCTTAGCCGTAAGTCAACATCACGTCAACTTATGCTTCGCATGATTCGCTCATACGAGAAGTATGTTGGCTACCAGATTGATATCGGTTCAAACGTAACCGCTGAAGGTCTTGTGAAACACTTGGCTGGCCGTGACAAGATGACATCAATGTTCCACCGTGATGAAGTCCAGGGTATGTTTAAAGAGTTTGTGACTAAGACTTACATGGCAACAGCCGCTGACCAGTTCACCGAACTTTATGACGGTCACGTTCCTGTTGTGATTCGTTCAACCGGTGGTAAGAGCGCAAGTACCGCAGTGCAATCTGACCGTGCTGAAACTAACTTCATCATGTACTTGATGGGTATTACAAGCAAAGTGTCTGAGATTCTTACAGTGGATTATTTCCGCTCAGGTTTCTTGGCTCGTTTCTTGTATGTTGTGGCTGACGCACCAGAGCGAACCTTTGAACTTGAGGCCGTGGAGCAGGCTACTGACGAAGTTGCTTCGTACCAAGATTATGAGATGGAAGATCTTGTGCGTTCAATCTACGATAGTGCGCTGTACTGGCAGAAGAAGGGTGCACCATTCCCCCGCCCAGTTCGCATGACTGATGAAGCACTTGCACGATTCAACAAGTTCAAATGGGATATGGGCACATTCACGGAGGGTCACCCGAATGAAGATTCGATTGAGCCATCACGTCAGCGTCTAGCGCTGTCTATCTGGAAGTGCGCCGTGTTACTTACAATGTACGACCGCTCAGATGAAGTGCAGGTTGACCACGTTCTAATTGCAATCCACTACTCAGAGGATTGGTTTAAGAACCTTGTGCGCATGGCTGCATCGATTAGTGAGTCAGAGTGGCAACGAGAGGTTGATAACCTTGAGGCCTTTGTCACTAACAAGGGTGGTCGTGTTCGCTACGAAGAAGCGTACAAGCGTTTTGGTAACAAGCGTAAGCGTGAGTTCGATGAAATGGTGGATGCTTTGCGTTCACAAGCCAGAGTTAAAACCGTTGTGGAAACACACAAGACATATTTGGAGATACTGTCATGAAACTAAAGCCAGAGACGGCGCTAGTGTTTATCGCATTAGCAATGCGTCTGCGTGATAATGCGCACAAAATGACCGACGACGAGTTTAAGGAACTACTGCAAGAAGTGGCATCCTATGGGGTTATGTCTAATCGTCAATTAGCAAAACTAACTAAGAACCGAATGAACCACGTGGCCATCAGTCGCCTTATTCCAAAGACGGCAAAGACTGGTGGAAAAGTAAACGGTTCAGACCTAGAAAAGATGAGAGCAATTATCTTTTCAAAAAGTATCAAACAAACCGACTACAGACTTGTGCTTGAAGTGCTAGATAACGGCACATCTCAGGGAATGCTAAAACGCATTACCGGAGTAAGCCAATGGTCGATTAACGAAAAAAGGAAAGAAGTAAATGGACCTGTACTCAAGGAAAGCAAAATATGAGGAAGTCAAAAAGGATAAGAAAGCACTCGAATTCCATGCTGACCGGTATGATAGCGGTTCTCGTGATTCTTTGGCTAGGCTTTGCTGGCAGACGAGGAAACTAAATGCCAACAATTCTTAGCCTAGACCCGGGCGAAACAACCGGAGTTGCCATCATCGGATTTGACCCTCACCGTGGACCGGCGGTAACCTACTCTGACCAGATTACAGGTGGACCAGTCGGCTTCATTCGCTGGTTCAAAGGCCTGCCAAAAGACTGGTACGACGAGATTGTTTGTGAATCCTTCGTGCTTCGCCCAGGCGTGCATGGAGCAAACATCACCCCGGCTTATGTTATTGGGGCTTTAGAGGCCCTGGCAGAGGTGCCAATTACCTATCAGATGCCAAGCCAGAAGCGCCTTGTGCCAGATGAGACTCTTAAGCGTGGGCAGACCACCTTTATTATTGGTAAGCCACACGCAACGGATGCTGTTCGCCACGGTATAATTTACTTAAGGAATCGTGGTCACAAGAACACGCTCAAAAGATTTTGGCCGGAGGATTAATGCCTAGTTACGACTACAGATGTCCCCAGTGCGAGTGGGAAACTACGGAGATTCGTAGCATTCACGAAGATCAAAAGACAACTCATTGCCCTAGTAGTAAATGTACTGCTAGACTTCAAAGGGTGTACAACAACATCCCACCAGTTATTTTTAAGGCTGATGGTTTCTATAGCCGTGACCAAAAACCTCAGGTCACCTATAACGGACAGGATATTTAATGATTAATTTTTCATTCTTTAAAGAAGCAGCAGACAACAAGTACAACCCGCCTCAGGGTGTTCAGAACGCTGCTAAACGTGCTCTAAAGTGGATTGCTGAGGGTAAGGCTGGGGATGGCTTCACTGCTACCGGTCGCAGACGAGCAAGCCAACTAGCATCTGGTAGGTCAATCAACAGAGATACCGTAAATCGCATGCGCTCATATTTTGCACGTCACGCAGTTGACAAGAAAGCAACCGGATTCAACTCCGGTGAAGAAGGTTTCCCTAGTGCCGGTCGTGTAGCCTGGGATGCTTGGGGTGGCGACGCAGGTGCAACTTGGGTTGCTAGAATCAAGCCAGAAGAAAAATAAGAAAAGACAGGGCGCATGAAAATTCTATTTCTAGACTTGGAAACAAGTCCTAATCTTGCACACGTCTGGGGCCTTTGGGACCAGAACGTGGCAATCAACCAGTTAGTTGCATCAACAGAAGTTATCTGTTTCGGTGCCCGATGGCTTGGCGAAAAGAAGGTGCACTTTAAATCCGTGCACCACCACGGCAAGAAGGAAATGCTAGATGCGCTTCATGAACTTATGGAAGAGGCTGATGTTTTGGTCGGCTGGAACTCGCAAGCGTTTGACTCAAAGCATATTAAGAGGGAGTTCTTGGAGAACGGCTACTTACCACCAAGCCCTTACAAAGAACTCGACCTTATGCGAGTCGTCAAGAGTCAGTTTAAATTTCCATCGAACAAACTAGATTATGTATCTCAGAAGCTTGGGGTCGGGGCCAAGGTAAAGCACTCTGGTTTCCAACTTTGGATTGACTGCATGGCTGGCAATCGCAAGGCCTGGAAAGAGATGAAGGAATATCAGATTCAAGATGTGAATCTACTGATTGATCTTTACGAGATTCTAAAGCCTTGGATTAAGAACCACCCTCACGCTGGACTGCAGGGACTGGATGATGGTTGTCCAAATTGCGGCTCTAAACTGCTTCAGCGCCGTGGTAAGTCAATAACCGTGGCACACACCTACCAGCGCTATCAGTGCATGGATTGCGGCAAATGGATGAGGGACAATAAGCCAATTGATAAAACGACTTATAAATCTATTTAAGAAAAAAGAAAAACCAAGCGTCGAATATGTAGAATACTTGACCGAGGTAATCTTTGACGAAGAAACAAACACTGAACTTATTCTCCGTTTTGTGTGCGCTTGTGACGAGAGAGTAATTAGGCAGGGCCCAGAGAATAACTTCTACTGCCCTCACTGCGACCGCTTCTGCGCTGCTGGCAACTGCGAACAGTGCAAGCGATTATTCGATACACAGTAAAATAAAACCCCCGGTCACCTCTACCGGGGGTTTTATTCTTGTCGGGTAATTACGGCATTAAAGCTGAAACGGCAGATACTAGAACTGCAAGCACTGCAATTGCAATAGCAACCTTGTTGCTCTTATCGTCACGCTGAGTCTTTAGTTCCTTGACATCAAGTTCGATCTCGTTAATACGAATATCTTGAGCGTCAAACTTTTTTTCCATACGTTCTTGAGATTCACGCATATTGCGTACACTCTCCTCAATTCTTCCAAGGGTTACATAAAGTTCAGGTGATTCAGACACTTGGCTTACTTCTCTTCGTTCTGTTCCTGCAACTTAGTGAATGACGAGTTCAACTCTTCGGTTGTAATCTGGCCATCATTTAGGTAGTTGCGTGACATTTCTTCTGCAATCTCCATAACGCCAGCGATTGCTGCCATTACGACTGACTGCCAGAACGCTAGTCCTAGCGCAGATGCGCCAACAAACGCACCGCTAATCTTCAGGATTATGTAGGCTACTGTACGACCTGATAGGTCTTTGACAATTGATTTGTCCATTTTTACTCCAATGGTTATGCGCCCATTGGTTAATAGATAATACTATTGTATCAAATGATTTAGTAAAGTTTTAGGACTGTTCCTGGGTGAAGCGGTTTATTGTCATTAAGTTCCTGTAGACGCTTTACACGCTGCTCAACGGTCTTGTCAAGGGCAGGGTGGGCAGATGCTATTCCCCAGTATGAATCACCAGACTTGACGGTATAGGTCTTTTCTGGCGCATCCTGCGGCTTCTGCACAGGTGCTGGTGAAGCCTTCTTCGCTTTATATTCTGCTTCCACTTTTGCGGCCTGCGCTTCATCGTGGCTAGGTGCCGGTGCTACTGGTGCATCTTCAGGTGTCGCATCGCCTGCTGTTGCGTTGATGCGCTCAAAGCGAATAGCGGCCTTGATGAACTCGATTGGGTCAATGAAGCCTTTACCGTTATCAGTCCAGACATACTTCTTACCCTTGGTGATTTCAAGGTGCAGGTGACGACCGTCAACCATGCCAGTTGCGCCCATAATGCCAAGCACTGTACCGGCTTCGATCTTCTGGCCAACCTTAACCTTAATTGAACCCTGCTTCATGTGAGCAAAAGTAGCAACGTACCATTCGCCACGGAAGTTGAATAGAACCTGAACGTGGTAACCGAAGCCACCGACTGAACCATCTTTATTTTTCTTCTTTGATGGGCCTGCAAAGATCACCTTGCCATCAAACATTGATTCAATGTAAATAGTTTCTGCTGCACCCCAAATGTCAACGCCGTTGTGGTGTGCCTTGACCTTGCGTACTGGGTGCATACGCCAACCAAAAGGTGATGTTACTCGGAAGGTGCTTCCAAACTTGCCGTCAATCGGCCACTGTGCTTTTGCCATTCTTTATCCTTATGCGTAAGTGCTAGCGTTCCACACTAGCTGTAGATTTGTTTCTGCGGTTGTGCCGTTGCAACGAAATACCCGTGCTGTAAAGCCTGTAGTTGTTGGTGCGCCTGCGATAGACACTGCGTAAACGCTCATACCTGATGCACCTTCGACGGTTGCAGTCACCTTTGGTGCTGTTGGGAATGCAGTTGTAAAGGTTACGGCAACGTCAACGGTGCCGCCAGTTGCTGATGGTCCAGTGAAAAGTTTCTTGGCCGAGTAGATTCCAACATTGTCAGCCTTTTCAGCAAGGTTAGCAAAGTGGGTTTCTAGTGGCGCAATAGAGTCGCTTGATGTTGGGTAGGTGACACCCTTAAAAGTATTTGCCATTATATTATTCTACCTTATCCTCTTGCTGATTGGTCTTTACGAGCGATGCACGTAATAGCGCAATCTCTTGGGCTTGCTGACCAACTAATTCACGGAAATAGGCTAATACTTCCTGGATGTCAATTTCTTTTTCGCTCATTTAATTTCCTTCTAGTTGTTTAACTCGTGCAGACAATTCTTGTACTGCCTTGATTAGTGGTGATATAAATTCCTCATAACGCAAACCCTGATTGCTATCTGGGTCATCTATATCATCAAGAATCCAACCACCAAAATCCTCTACATTTAGACTATCTAGTGTTTGCTTTACCTCTTGCGCAATAAGACCATAGTGCTTACGTTTACCAACTACCTCAACTGAACCATTTATTTGCCCATCTTCATCACGAGTTATTTCGTTTCTGCCAACATTAAACTTGTAAGAAACTGGTCTTAGTGAATTAATAAATTCAAGTCCAAGATCCGAATCGGCTATAGAGTTCTTTGTGCGCTCATCAGAAGTTACCACAACTGCGGTTACAGACCTAATGCCTGCCCAGGCAAAGGCCTGAAGTCCACAAAAAACGCTGTTATTTAGATATGGATACATGTTGGTGTTCCAACCGGCAGTTGAAGTACTTTGAAAGCCAATTGAGTTTATCGTAACACCGTTGGTAGAGCCCGGTAAAACATTTAGGTATGCAAATTGCGATGAACTGCCAACAGTTAACTGATAAGACGATGATGTTAGATTAATGCTAGATGCTGAAATAGTTCCGGCAAATATCTTATCAGCGCTAAGGGTCCCAGTTGTAATTTTAGTTCCACTAATAGTGGTTGTTCCATTATTTATATCGTCAGCAGCGGTGCCATCTTCAACATAACCAGATAATGATAGTGTTCCGGTAGAGGTAGCGAAATTAAAGACTACCGTACCACCGGAGTTGTAGGCTCTTATTCCAGCGCTATCTAAAACAACCCTACTACCGGTTTCTGAGGTTTGAATAGTAAAACCAGTTAAAACACCAGCGTTGACAGCGGCCGCATCAATAGTTCCGGCCTTGATATTATATCCGTTAATCTCTGTTGTGCCAACCGAAAACACGTTGCTAATAATGGTGTTAATTCGCTTGTAGGAATTTTGCAACTGAGCATCACGCACAACGTTATTAATCTCATTGGTCACAGCCGTTGCTTCGATATTCTCAACACGCTTCTGCACCTCACGGGTCCAGGGCTGAGCATTGGAAGGTAAGTTATTTACCGGAAAAACCATTATGCACTCTCCATTAGCGGTATGACACTAAACTCATTAAACTTAAGGGCCTCAGTAGGATATGTTGCTGGGTCCAAGGCTGTATTTGTAAAGTCTGAAAAATCTAAACCAGCCCACTTTGCGTTAAAGTCACTTACGCTTGCGTAAGGCTTGCCGGTGAACGAGATAGATTCTGGTGTGTAACTTATAGAAGTAAGTCTATACCTATTGCTATCTTTAGTTAGCACATTTCCTAAAGTGGCACCAAACTGAGCGCCAATCGGACGCTCTTCGCTAAGAGTGATAGTAGGCCCGCATAGTGCCTGAGCAGCTGCTACACCACGAATTGACATATCCTTTAGGTTAGTAATAAATGGGTTGTCAATTGCTGGAGCAGCGTCTTTTGATGTCAAAGCATCTGATGAACCAGTCAAGAACGTGTGCTCAGTCTTTTTAAAGAACACGCCTGTACCCACAATATAAAGCGCAGGATACTGAGTGCCGTCTGCTTCTTCAACGCCAACCTTGTAAGGTGCATAGCCAGCATCAGTGTCAGATGCGTGTGTCAGGAATGTTGCTGGTGGTGCGGTAATTGTAATTTCAATTTCGTTAGGGTTCTCGGTCAGGGCAACCTTTAGGCTACCACCCTGAGCGGTCCATTGGTCAGGATCGATAGGCAAATCGTCAGAGCCAACAACTACATACTCCCCCTGTGTGCCTGTGTATGGCAGCGAGGTAATTGCAGATACTGGAATTGGATTTTTTACATTCTCTAAGGATGCGTTAATCGCAAAGCGCTTAATTAAAGTTTGACCAGCCTCTACTTGCAGGCTATCTGTAATCGAAACGTTCTCATTTGTCTGGAACAGGACTGTGGTGCCTTCTTGCTCTTTAACAACCTTGTTCAGACCATAGTAGGTGTTGTAGTTGATGACGTTTACTGACTTAGCAGCTTCAAAGCTATTTATCTCAACAGAACTTACTGATGGGCTTACGCTAAAAACAGCAGGGGTTTGCAGGGCTTTTCTGAACACCAAAGTATCAACATCAATAAATACTTCAAGGCCAATATTTTCGGTGTCATCTAGGCTGACTCCGGCACAAAGCATCTTGAGGTGCTCCCAAACGTTACCTTTCCAGCCGATAAAGTTTACTGGGATAGCGTCTAGCAGTGCCTCAAGGCCAGCCTCATATGTTGGGGTAATTTCAACAAGGCCGCAGTAGTAGTTGAGTGCGGTGAGCAAAGTCATGCCACTACCGCCCATAGGCTGAGCGGTCTTCTCAACATTTAGTCGCCACATAATTGTGTTCCCGGTCACAGAGGCTACGTGCTCACCAACAGTAACTTGACGAACCTGGAACTTAACAGAGCCGTACTGGTCATCAGTCAGCGTCATGTCGTTGTTAATTAAAAGCGCACTATTCGGATGAGTTGTGCCATCTTTGTCCAGCGAGTTTGCTGGTGCACTGACGCTAACCTGACCAGCACCGCCTGAAAGTTCGGCTGGCTGTAGTGAAGTTACGTCTTCAGAGTATGCGTAAGAAATTGGCGTGGTTGTAGCAAACGAACCACTGCCGTTGTTGTTGACAACTGAGATTCCCATTAGACCTCTACTAGAGTTGCAGACATTCCAATTTGGCCATTGTTAATAGCCGCAGAGTAATATTCTATCTCAGGGCTTGTGGTGAACTCAAGACCTGTAGTTCCACGACCGGTGATAAAGTCGCCAGTTGCGGGAGATGTTCCAGTGGGTAGCAGTTGTGCAATCATTCCAACTAGGTGAAATACGCAAGGCTGTGGGGCTACTTTAGCAAGATAGACCTCGACCTTTTTAGCAACGGTGCTGCTATAGGATTTGTTCACACGCACACCGCTGTTTACGCCAAGCATGGTGAGTTCTTCTTCTGTTCCGGCAACTCCGGCTGCATTGTAGGGAAGCGCAAATGCCCCACCCTCAGGGCCATTGTGCCCATGAATGCCAAGCCACAAGGTATAGCCATCCGGAATATAAAAGGTTTGCTTTAGGCTTTGTGGCTCTGAACCGCCAGCAACAGTAAACTTTGCAGTACGCACAGGATAGTCGTAGGTATTAGCACCGACAAGGCTGGTGATGCTTGAGGTAAGAACTGTCTCCTTTTGGATTGCGTCGCTTACCGGGCAGATGCCGGGCCAGTCAAAGTCAACTGCAATAAACGGTGTGGCCCAAGCTGGAGCAAACATATTACTTGCCATAGCGTATGGGTCGTTCCAGAAGTAAGGGCCATCGCCGTAAACGCCATCAGCGAAGTCCTTGATTGTGTGAAGGCTATTCTCGATGTCGCCATCGTTCATAGAGCCAAGCCAAGACATTTCAAAGCGGCGGTGTGAGCCCTTAGAGCGCTTCACAAAACTGCGACCGTTTAGTAGTAGCGATTCAGCAGACCAGCCAGCTGCAGATGCGGTCATTCCAGACTGCGGTGCTGTAATCCAAGTCTGCTTGGTAGCATTACCGAAGTAAACTTTTCTAGCCATTAGTTAGAACCTCTCTGGGCCAAGATGACATTGCCAGCATTTGCCGATGCGGCAATCTTCTGGTTATCGGTGTAAAGATTAACTGGGCGATCGATAGCCGCACGAAGTAGGGCACGGTCATCTGGTGATAGGTAAACAACCTGGGAGTTGCCACCCGAAGATGATACAGATGACCCAATCGGCATTGCAGCAGCAGGGCGCTGCTGATTAATCGCATTCATAAAGTCTACGCCATAAGCATTTACTGCTGATGCTCGCATTACAAATTCACCATTAGACAATCGTGCGTTTATACTGTCACTTGTTGATGAGCCTGGGCCGTAAACATATCCACCGGCGGAGTAGCCAATAGGGTTGCGTCCACCAGTTAGTCTCATAATCTGGTCGTGAATGCGCTGAATTTCTGCAGCAGCAGAAACAGCACCCTGCCCAAACCCGATACGATTTGCACGACTTAGTGTTGGGTCCGAGAGCTTTAGTTTAGCGATTTCAACATTGGCCTGCAAGCCACTAATCTTATCGAGCAACTTTTGAACGCTTAGCCCACTTAAGTCAAATGTGCTCTTGTAACTAGAAACAATTGTAGTTGTCTTAGTTGTGCCATCAACCTTGTCTAGTTTTGCAACAAACTCATTAAGGGCCTGCTGAGCCGCTGAAATCTTTAGATTGAACTCAACAGTGACATCACGAGGAAGTTTATCGGCAGCAATTGCAAAGTCGTTGAAGCTGTCAACATAAGGCTTTAGGTCTGATTCGGCAAAGCCAGCAGCCAAACCGCTAGTCTTAAATTCAGTAGCCAGTTCATTAATCTTCTTCTTAAGAGCATCACCCTTAAGGCCGGTCTTGGCATACATCTCGATAAGCCCCTGGTAAGAACCAACCATGCCGAACAGGGCATCCTTGTTGTCACGAGCGGCCTGACTGCCATCAGTGGTACTCTTATTAGCCTCTTCTTGAGCCTCTGTAAGTTTTTTGCTTTCCTTGGCAAGGTCCTTTTCGACCTTAGCAAGTTTAGCCTTAATCTGAATTGCTCGCTTCTCATCACCATAACGCTCAGCAACAGCAAGTTGGTACTTTAGAAGTTCCTTCTTTGCGTCAAGCTCCATCTGAGTCTGCTTGACCTCTTCGATTGCGTCAGCAGCATCCTTTGCCTTGTCACTAATCTTTGCCCATCCACTAGCAATTTCATCTAGTGCCTGCTGGCGACCAAACTTAATTTCACCAATACGATCAAAGACACCAGCCAAGTCACCGGCGTAGTCAACTACTGTACGCACAGACTTGCTGAGGTTTTCCATGCTTCCAGCGGTGCCATCGGCATCTGAGCCAAAGTCCTGAAGTTTATCGCTGGCATCTTCTACTCCGTAGCCAAGTGCATAGGCAGAGTTTGCTCCACCAACAAGGCCATCTTTAAGTAGGTTCAGGTTATAGGTCGGGATTGCCAGAGCATTACCGCCAAGGATGTTCTGCCAACCAAACTGCTGAGCATATTTACCACTCTTACGGGCACCCTCAATAAGGCCGTTAAAGTATTCATCAGCGGCTGCCTTGCCCTTTTTAGCAGCGGCATTAGCAGCGTCAAAGTTGTAACCAGTATCCTTTAGGAACTGAATAAACTTTTCATCTTTTGCTGCATTCTTAAAACTGTCAGATGCAGCAATAGCAGACTGCACCCAAGCATCATAATTTTCACCAAGCACAATGTTCTGCTTCTTTACAGCGTCACTTGCTTTGCCAACTCCGTCAGGCACATTAGTGCCATTGATAACTGCCATGTCGGCAGCGGCTTCAGCGGCTTGCTTAACCGCTTCGGTATTTGTCTCTGCCTCTTGGGTTACGCCCTGAATGGCACCTGATGCAATCGCTGCTGAAACTTCAGCATCTGAACCCATTGTCTTAAGTGCACTGGCATAGTCACCAGCAAGCGCTTCACGAAGCCCGGTTGTGCCGTTAGTCAAGTCACGGGCAGCCTTGTGTGTTTCGACTAGGCTTCCAACAATTGTTGTAAGTGTAGTAATGATTCCGACTGCGGTAATTGCACCCATGGCAATACCGAGGCCACGAGCTGCGATAGTAGCGGTCTTGCTGCTTCTTTCAAACTGGCCAACTGCGTTAGTTAGGGTTCCAGCCTTTTCAGCGGCAAGTGCCTGCTTCTTAGTCATGAACTCGATTGAGCCATCGGTCATCTTTACGGCTTGGTTGAATCCAAGCATTGTAGAAATAAGGGCACTAAAGTTACCGCTCATAACCTGACCGGTACGGCCCATCTGAATCATTGCGGTACGCATAGCAAACAACTGGGCGGTTGACTTGTACATTGCACCAGTGAATAGAGCAATAATAGCCACAAGCGCAGTTAGGCCAGCAGTCAAGGGTGCAACAAACTGGCCAATAGGAGTCTTCATAAATGCAGTAATGTTCTTGACTGCTTCGGTCAAGAAGCGGAACATTTCACCAAGAGGTCCAACCATTGCAGAGCCAGCAGCATCTGCCATCAACTGAATTGAGTTAGCAAGCATTGTGAAGCGAGCCTCAAGGTTGTCAGCAGTCTTTCCGTAGGCCTCAGCTAGGAAGGTGCCTTCCTCATAAGACTTGTTTGCGTCATCCATAGACTTTGTGTAGATGTCCATGTTCTGCGATAGACGCTGCAGAACGTTTGTCTCACGAGTCTCGGTAAAGCCAAGTTTGTCCATAGCCTCAGTAAAGTTACTAACTGTGCCAAGACCGTTTAGAAGTTTACGGAAGTATTCCTCAGGGTCTGCCTTCCAAAGAGCCGCAGCGTTCTCAGCGCTCATGCCAGCGGCATCGCCAAAAGCCTTAAGGCTCTTACCGCCAGTATCAACGGCACGGTTAATATCAGCAAATACACGAAGTACAACGCCTCGAGCCTGCTCCGGTGCGATACCAAGTGAAGATAGAGTAGTTGCGAAACCGACGATTTCGTCAGCAGCAAAGCCAGCACCCTTAGTTGCAGCGGCAATAGATTCGGTTAGAGCTAGAATTTCTTGCTCCGTAGCAACGGCGTTAATACCTGTGTAGGCCACAGCAGAACCAAGTTTATTAAAGTCAGTTGATGCGATATCAGCAAGGCCAGCAATACGACCAAAGCGCTGGGCAGTTTCATCGATACTGGCACCGGTAATGGCAGAGAACGAAGCGACGTTCTCGGTAAATGATTCGATACCGTTTGCGGTAACACCCATCTGCGCACCGAGGGTAGCAATCTTTGTGATGTCACCAAAGGCCAACGGCATTGTCTGGGTTAGGCCAATTAGCTGGCTCTTGATTTTGTCGAACTCTTCGCCAACCGGCTGCATTGCTCGTTCAACAGAAGTGAAAGAAGTTTCAAACTTACCAGCAACTGTAAGGATTTGTGTCATCACGCCAAGGAACTGGAGTGCCTTCATTCCGACCATGTCGTATGTGGATGACAGGTCGTAAAGTGCGTAACGACCGGTGACCATAGCGTCAAGCTGGCGCTGTTGAGCCTTTAGCGCATCAGCTGCAATCTTAGCAGTACGGCGACGGTCTTCGTGAATAGCCTGAATCTGCAGGTTGTTCATTGCGTTTGTGCGACGCTGGTCTTCACGGATTGCTGCCCCGTGAGCCTTGTTCATCTCAGCACGTTTGCGCTCAGCCTCAGTTAACTGATAAGTAGACTTAAGAACCTGCTGTAGACCGAGTTGGTCAAGGGCACCGATAGAGCCCTCACGCACAGGACCAAGGGCAGCAGATCGCTTACCCTGTGGCTGAAAGAAATCTCCAGACCTTGAACCGCCAGACATTGCCTTGCGACGTTCAGCGTTCTCTGCAGAAATATCCTGCATAGTCTGGTTGTGGAGTTTGTCTGCTTCTTTACGGGCAGTGCCGTAAACATCCTGGATTTCGCGGGCAGCCTTAGCGCCTTCATTCTTGGCACCGGATGTGCTTACTTTGCCAGCGGACTCAGCCTGCTTGACAAGGGTGGCAAGGGCAGCAGCAGCCCCCTGCATTTCTGCTACGAATTGTTTGGCATCAGCCGTAATTCTAGCGTGAAATGAGGCTTCGTTTGACATTAGACCACCTAAGGGAAATAAATACTATACCTATTCTACCTTATGCTTTTCCATCAAAGAGGTGTAGTATTCGTTCCTTGAAGGCATTGGCCCATCGTCATAAGTGTGAGCAATAACATATGGATACTCTCCATAGGACTTCTTAGAGCTCTTTTTCTCTTGAGTTTCCTGCCACTTGTCAAGCTCTGCCTTGGCAAAGCATTTAGCGACCTTTACCTTGAAGCCCACATTTGTGGCATCTTCGTTGCGGCAAATCCAGATAGGGTTGCCACACTCGTTGCAGGTTTCATCCTGCAAAATCTGGTACGCCTCAAGTAGCATGAAGTCAAAAGTATCCCAGTCATCACCCGGCTGCTCATGAAATATCATGGCACAAGGGCGGATGCTTGCTGAGATTGCTGCTTTTATCTTAACAATGTGCTGCCTATTGGCGGGCCATGTTAAGACTTCGGTAAAAAACCTGCATCAGTCAATCCCTTAAAGTAGCCGCTGGCTAGGGTCAACTGCTGCATTGTTGAAACAATCATCTGCCATGAATCTACCGGCATGTTGTTTCGGATTTCAAGAATATCTTCGTAGGTGAATACACGCTCGTCAACTAGACCTTCTGCGTTTGTGACCTTAACTAGGTTGTGTGCCACAAGGCTTACGGTGTAGAACTTGTACCAGTCATCATCACGTTGCCCGTTTTCATCCTCTGGGTAAAGTTTGTCTGCTTCGTTGCTTACTAGTTCAACAATACCCTGGTTGACTCCACGCATGTGGAAAATTAGTTTAGACTTCTGCACAACCTCAGCAAGGGCTTCGGCCTGCTCTTCAAGTTTGGTGTGTAGTTCAAGGTCGGTTAGCGCAACTTCTTTCATGCGATCTTCGAGTTGAATTAACTGAAACGCTGAATCAACGTCAGTATAAATGGTGACATCCTTAGATGGATAGCCACGCCCCTTAATAACCTCAGATAGGTTAAAGGTTCCCTGCTTTTGTGCTTCTTTTACAAGTTCTAAAGTCTCGTTTACTTCGCTCATTTTTGCGCCTTTCAAAGTTTACACCCATTTGGAAGTTTAAGGTCGGGTGGGGAGAATGGGCGCAAACCCCACCCGACCAGCTTATTAAGCTACTACAGTCTTGTTAACACCTAGTTGACCCTGAGGCATGAAGTTAACCATGAACTTAACAGAGTCTTCACCTTCGGTGTTGTCCATAACTGCGTCAGCAACAAACTTGTAAACTGATACAACGTCACCCATCGAGATGGCTCCTGAGCCATCGCCAATGCGTGTTACCAAGAAACCGGTCACACGAGCGTCAGTAGCAGCCTTAAAGGTGTCAAACGCAGCAGCGTAAGCACCGGTGGTCTCAGAAGTGATACCACGGAAGAATGTTAGTGAGCCAGAGAACTGTGCAAAACCACGTGACTGGGCGTTTGACTTGTCAGCAATACCCTTGTCGTCGATCTTGTTTGATTCGCCTGCACCTAGGTCGTAGCCATCCCACGCAATTGCAGCGGTTAGGTCTACGCCTGAGGTGATTTCAGCAGCACTTGGGCCAGCAATGAAGTCAGCCTCGTCAGCAACCTCAGCAACTGGAACCCAGTAAACTGCAAGGTTTCCGTTTGACTGAAGCTTGGTGCCGGTGATTGCCTTAGTTACAGGACCCAAGCCAGCAGTACCAGCAGCGGTTGCAACGTTTACAGCAACTTCACCAGTGGTCAAGAAGCGGGCACCGTCACGAATCATTTCGCCGTCACCGATTAGGGCAACAGGGAAGTCAGTGGTAACACCGTAAACAGATACTAGGTCACCAGCAGCGAATGCTGCATCGTGCAACTTACCAATGCGCTTGATTAGGTAGTACTTGGTGCCAACGGCTGCGTCAACAAACTTGGTCTTAAACAAGTTGTATGCTGAGTCTGCGCCAGCGTTAGCGTCACGGAAGCCATCTAGAGATGCTTCGTAGTTGTATAGGGTTGGGGTCTCAACGTTTGCGTTGTCAACAATGGCAAGCGAAGTGTCGCTGTCAGAGTCGGTCATGTTGAGTGTGTAGTCGTCAGTGACGGCCTGTGAAATGTTGAATACCTTAGTTGCGTCTGTAAGCTGCGCAAGGGTCGGAGCCCAGGTCGAAGCAGTAATGTCGGCACCACCGAAAGCGTCAGCGGATGCAACATAAAGACCAACGTTAGGTCGAAGCATCTTTGTAGCCATGCTTTATTCCTCGTTCTCTTCGATGTTAGTTTCAGGTTCAGGCTTAACAGCCTCAACCACTGGAGCAGGCTGCTCCTTCTTGTTTTCTTTCTTTGGTGCAGCCTGAGCCTCGTTGCTGACAGCAACTAGGTTCTTGCCCAAACTTGGGTGCCCGATATAGTGCGCTGGAACATCGACAATTACGCCGGTTCGCTTGTTTAGTGCTTGAGCCATTACGGTCCTTCCAATACTAAGTTCTATGATACCACAGTGTTGACTGCGTAAGTAAAGGAAACTTCACTCACATACTTCACTGGGAGTGATGCAGAATCTGAAACAGAGTAATTTCTACCTACTGTTTCCGGCTCCAAAACACCTGCATCCGATGGTTTGAATCCGGTTAGTTTATCCACAACAAGGTCAGCAACTTGTCGTGCCGAACGCTCTGTTGGTCCGATGCACATGACGGTTACGGCTGACTTGCCAAGGTCTTGACGAGGGCCTGTAATGCCACGCTCGGTTGGAAGTTGTACAAAACCAGCGTAACTTGCCACGATGAATGGCAGCAACTTGCCGTCTGAGTAGGTCAACTGCTTGTCGTCAGGCACACCGTTCTCATAGACGGTCTGGGCTAGTTCTTTTAGCTTGGTTGTAATTTGATCTTGAACCGGTAGTAATGCTAGTGCCATTAGAATCCTGCCTCATCTCGGGACGCTGGCTTTGTCTTGCTTGCAGTGTAAGCAGTGAATCCTGCTTGGCTGCTGATGCGTGAAGCGTCAATAATTCGTTTATTTAGGTCTAGTTTCTGCTGACGCTGGAACTGAGCCAAAGCCCTGCGGTTAGCACGGACTGCGTAGTTCTCACGGGCGGCCTTCTGAGCATCTGACAGGTCAGGGCTTGTCATACGCCAAGCGGTGTCAAAGTCAACCTTTTTACCAGCAGCACCACGCATTAAGGAAAGCACAGTCATTCCTCGGACATCTCTGGCACCACGCAAGAAACCTTTAGCAAGCATTTCTCTGCGGAATAGCGGCTTCATTGCCTTGTGTGCCCTAGCGGCAGAGTTCATACCCTTACCGCTCTTGATGTTGTTACCAGTTTCCTGGTCCATAAAGTATTTCTCGCCACCAGCCTCAGGTAGTAGCAGACCAAACTCTGCACCAACAATACCGTCTGAGTTGACTGGGAAAGTATCGAAGCCAATCATTCTAGACATGGTCCCAGAGTCCACACGAGCGCCGTACTGGTTGCCACGCTCTGCGTTCTTGTATCTGTGCCAGTTGGTGCCGGTAGGGCTTCCAGAGAGCACTGCAAAGCGCTCAATCCAGTCTGCAGCAGTCCTGCCGTACCAGTCAACAATCTGCTCAATGTTGCGAAGATTCTTATCAACGTACCTATCTAGGATACGGTTGATTGAGGCCTCGTTAACATTCCACTTGGCCTTTGCGGAAATCTTGCTAGACACTACGGCGAACTTCCTCATCAACTTCACAAATAAGAGTTCTGCTCCATGGGTTAGAACTGTTTAGCGAGCTACGAACTGTGAAAATCATGTTGGTCAATGGCGTGTTGTACGGTGAGCTGGTCACAAAGATCTGGTGGCCTGGTAGAACATCTAGGTCGCCGGCGTAATTAAAGTGAACCTCAACTTCAGTAATGCTGGTTGGGTTAGCAGTATTATTGCGATTAGTTGGCTTAGTGGTT